GAAGCGCTCGACGTCGCGTTTCCATTGTGCAATGAGCAGCTTGCGTGCAATGGCGCGCCATTGCGCACCTGTTGGTTCCACAGGGTTGCCGTCGTCATCAAACAAGATGCTTTTAGTCTCGATTGCGCCGTCGGCGTTAGTGACTTGATACTCAAAAGCCCACGGATACCGATCCTTCCAGGCGAATTTCAACTCGTCCAGAAGCGCGGCGCTTGCCGAGATCTTGCCCAAAGTAAAATCAACCATTGTTCGTTCCTTTCTAATTAAACGATCTGTGTATCAGTTCCCGTGTCATCTGTGAACCAAAGTTGGCATGGTGTTGTGTTTTTGACCCATAATTGGCCGTTAGCTGCCCAATCTGATGCTGCGGCAGCTCGTTCAGCAATATAAAACGGTGCTGATTGAAATGTGCCAAGAGTTGAGAAGTTAACTTGTTCTGCGGTTCCTGCAAATATCTTCACATTATCCGCAGTCATTTGGATACTTTCATCGGTATCCGCACCGTAAATATATCCGCCTTCCAGATAGATATCATTGGCGTTCATATAAACGTCGCCGTAGCAATCTATATTGCCGGTACTGCCAACTTGAAATCTATTAGTTGAATCAGTCCAAATCGCAATATTTGCTGCTTCGTCGGCCACTAGATCAAACGCGCCAGTACCACGATGGGTTAGTGACGAACTGGTATTTGCGCCGGTACTGCCTCGAATAATTCTAAGGCCATAATCTGTATATGTTGCGTCACCGATCAAATCTATATAGGCGAATCCGTTTCCGGTGCGGTTTATTCCCACCTCAAGTGCGACTGCCTCGGTTGTTGTTCCGGCATCGCCGAAAAAGGTGCCATGAGCAGTACTGGTATGGATTTGACCATCGTTTCCAGCATCATCGGTGAAATATGGAATATTCGGGGTAGAGTCTTTGACCCAGAATTGGCCTTTGCCAGCCACATCAATCTCGGCGGCGGCTTGTTCTGTCAAGAAAACTACACCAAGATTATTCAGATCGTTCCCTTGCCCGTCAAGTGCACTACCAAGTTGCGGGGTGGTGTCATCAGCCAAGTCTTGCATGGCGCTGTCCGCCGTCGCCCCCTGCGCGGCTGTGGCATAGTCGGCGCTGTTGAACGCCTTGACTTGCGCCAAGTTCGTAACCTCACTGTCCATGAGCGCACCAGCAGTCGTCACGTTGGCAGTGTCAGTTACATCGGCGTTAGTCTCGACGCTATCCAATACAGTTTCTTGAGCATCCGTCATGAAACGCTTGTCAACGGCGTCCGTCATGTTGGCGGTGCTTAGGATTGGGCTGGTGCTTGGCTGCACCGCAGTATCCGCCGTAGCGCCCTGCGCGGCTGTGGCAAAGTCTGCTGCGTCGAATCCAAGTACATTAAAGCCTTGCGGACACCATTCCCAGGCACCAGCGGCAGACGCCCATGCAGAGCGATAGACGAAGAATCCATATGCGCCGCCGAGCAAATCACCGGCCGCTATAGTGGTTTCAACACCTAATACCGACTTTTTGACAATAGTCGCCGCCGTTCCACCCACTGCGAGCGTCGTAGTGGTCAGCGTGTTGTCAGACGCTATGCGCACACCGATCATTAACCCGTCATAGAGTGCATCTATAGTACCGCTTGCAGGGGTAATAGTTATCGCGTCAGCAGTGCCACCAACGGTGTTAGCGCCGCCAATATCCAGCATATGCGATTTCGTGGAAGCCAGGACAGCACGCAGCGCGTCATCGAAATTAGAGACAACATTCGTGCCCTGAATCCCAATCGAGTCAAACGTGACGTTGTTGACCGCCGTAGTGTCCAGGTTAAAGAGGTTAGTGCCCATTAAAAGAAGCCCCCGAAACCAGTTGTGCCTGGACCGCCATAGGAACGAGAGAAATCGCTATTCATCTGTGTTGTCGCGCCATGAGAGTTGGCAACGCTATGTGTAGGTCCGCCGTATCCCCCTATGCTGTTGTATCCGATCTGCGCGGTGCCTACCGGGCTTATTGCGCCAGGGTGCGTTAATCCACTACCCTGGGCCGAGGCGTAACCTGCGGGCGCGCTATAGCCCCCACCACCGCCGGCAGCCGCTATTGGGGCAGCCGCTTGCACCGTTCCGGGGAACGCCGGCAGCGGTACATTGACGTGCTGCATACCAGCCATGCGCCCCAACATACCAGACGGCCCAAAGTGACCAAGGCGCTCAAGTGTTTTAGAAAGCCTCCCGCCTGCACCCCATCCACGCCATGTGTCGCCGAATACCGGATTTGACGGCAGCGGACCTTTCCATACTTCTTCCTTAGCCGGGACCATCGCCCCAACTGCGGGATCCCATTCCAGGCCGTCAATTTTCGTTTCAGGGCCATATTCTCCATTTTTACCGCCGCTCGTCCGCACTGTATTTTTCCCTACTTCCCGAGGCGCTATGCTCGGGACAGGCACTTTATCAATGCCAGGCACAGTCGGCAGATCTATGTCGAGTGACGGCAAGCCTTGCCAGTTTCCAGTCAAATCGACAGGGAGGGGCTTTCCTAGATCTCCCATGAAATCTTTACCGGTATTTATTTTGCCGGCTACGGGCGCGGCTGGTGCAGCTGGCACGGCTGCCATTTCGCGTTCGCGCATAGCGGTATTGTAGACTGATTTCGGGTCATACCCGCCCAGGGGGTCCATGTCGCGTGCAATCGGCCCTTTGACCTGGGAACCTGAAATCTGTGCGCCGTTCCATCCCCCGCCGCCGGCTGCAAAGTTCTCGCCCATGCCGACAAAGCCATTGCCATGCGATCCGGACATCGGACTCGGCTGCCAGGACGGCCAATCAGTCGTGTTATATTGAGGTTGTGACAGGCGCGTTTCCGCCTCATTCAGCACATCGATGGACTTGCCGAAATCTGGGTGCTCATACGGTTCCGGCGGCGCGGATCCTGGCCAGTTCATTGTCTCGAATGTTTGTGGCTGCCGAGCAGACAGTTTTGCTTCGGCTTCGCCCAACACATTAAAGCCCTTCATCGCGTCCGGAACAGACGCAGGCGGGCTATACGGCGCGACAAATGGTGCCGGGGTGTTGATCGGCGCTGCAGACCATCCTGCCGGCCCCATATCAGGTGTAGGCCGGAAACCGACTGCCATATTGCCTGGTCGCGGAGTCGGTATCCCAATACCAGGCACCGGCCGATTCATAGCCATTGTCGGAATACCCAGCGGGTTATTGTTGATTAGAGTGCCGGGACCATTGATCGGCATTTTGCCATCTGCAGCTTGCTTGCGCTGATCGCGGTACCATTGATCGGACTTAAACCCGTCCGGATCCTCGCCGATTGAAGGCGGCTGCAGGTCAGGTAGAGACTCGATGTCGACTTGCCCGGATGGCATAGCAGGCAGGGAGGCGGCCGGTCCTATAGGACCAGCGGCGCCAGGTTCATACGGGGCCGTAGGTGTGCCGGCGGCTACTCTATTGGGCAGGTCATACCCAGACGTAGGTGTGCCGGCGGCCACTCTATTGGGTAAGTCATAACCAGACGTAGGTGTGCCGGCAGGCTGGGCGTTAGGTAGCCCGCCAAAGCCCAGGCTGTTCTGTTGCGCCGGCATAGATGGCTTGCCCGCATTCGGTTCATATGGCGAAGTAAATGTGCCAGCGGCAATTCCAGGCCCATCGTTAAATGGCTTGGTCGCTTCTGGATCCGTGGCCATTAATGCCTCGGTGTATTCCTTTGATGGCTCGACTCCGGCCAACTCGTCAAAGTCGCCGTCCCATACGTCAGCGACTACCGGATCCTTGCTTGTATCGAGCGCATCCGGTTTATACTGCGGTGTAGGCATTCCAGCGCCTGTGAGGATACCGGCATCGCGGGCTAATCCAACGCCTTCCAGAAATCCCTCACGTATAGCGTCGACAACCTCTTTATCGCCGTGCGCATTGTCGGCCGTCGTGCCGTTCCAGAATTGCAGGTCCCGCGCAAAGCTGCCACGCGACGCGACTTGCGGCGCCATGACGTGAGTGCCTACATGGTAGGCGCCTGCACCAACTCCGGTGTAATTATAGACGCCCTGGCCAATCAAACCGCGCTTTGCTGTCTGCTTCGCAAACTCTGCATACAATTTTACGTCGTCAGTAGGTTCGACTCTTTGGCCGTTAACAAACAAGCCACCATCCAGTGCATGGCCAAAGTTATGCCGAGGACTGCCCTGCCGACTTGAGGAGCCAGAATACCGAAAGTCAGGCCGCGAACTTTTTGGCGCCGCTTGCCCTACCGAGTTGGCCTGGAATGTTATTTTTTTACCAGCCGCCGCCGACATTTCTATTAGCGCATCTTCCACGGCGTTCGCCGTCAGCGCGTTTGATGGTTGCCCGCGTATGCGCCCCGGCGTGTTCTGTATGAAATCTATATGTTGATAATCTCTGACATCATCCGGTATACCTGACCGCGTGAGAGAGCGTGAGGCGGTCTGCGGAGTAACAGACGCGCTCGCCAGCTTCATCGGATTGGGCGCCGGGAGCGCGGCGCGCACTTGATCCGCCGTCGGAATCACATCGGATGGGGTAGCCCATTGCGTGCCAGACGACCCAGTTACCCCATAACCAGGCTCGACACGAAAGGACCGATTCTGCGGGTCTGAAAAAAATTGGTGACCTGGGGAGTTGAAGACTGACTCGAGGCCGTCGGGTAAATTCCCCTTTTTGGCTGGGGTGGCATAATATGTCGCGTGAGAAACAGGGCCAGTACGCTGTATTTCGGCCCAAGCCGCTTGTGCTAACTGCATCCCCAGGCCAGTAGATCCGTCCGGCATATCCTTGCCGTATGCGTTAAATTCCTTCTGGTTCGCGACAATGCGTTGAGGCGGAACGCCGGTAATCTTCGAGCGATTGGAAATAACGCTTGCAATGTGCAGCATATCTTCGAGCACGTCATCGCGCGAACGGCCGGAAGTGCCAATGGCTTCGGCGGCTAAAACTTCAACTATGGACCTTGCTTTCGGCATAATGTCACCTTATTGTATATACATGAAACCAACTTTTTGGCTTGAAATCACCTTTATCGTTGTGTTGCTTCAAATATATCGATTCTATCCTTATTGGTTCCCTAATTGAGCAGTCATAGGCATTAACCCTAGCGCTGCCGCCCGACCCACAATCTGTTGAGCGTCGGGCGATGATAGCGCATATTGGGTGGGTGACAACGGAGTTTTTAAGCCACCGGCGCGTATAAGGCGTTGCAACTTCTTGACGTCGCCCCTGGCCGCGATATCAGCGCCCTTTTTGGCCAGCATACCCGCTCCCATGATTGAGATACCGGCAGGCGCACTACCCAGCGCAAAGCCAATGCTGCCACCGGTAATCATGCCCAGCTTGCTATCAGGGGCAAATTCGCCGCCAAACTTGAATATATTACGCCAGGCGCCACCCTTCGCGACCTTCTCGAGTGCCTGGATTTCGGCCCTGGTCATGCCCATAGTGTGACGCGGATTATCTAGCATACGCAACATTGCGGTGCGGATCTGTTTGTCAGTATTGCCGCGGTTTTCAGCGCGCTTTAGGAAGGCTTGTACGCGCTTTACCTTATGTCCGCGGTGCGATAAATCGATACCCATTTTCAGATTGCGGAATGCGGCTCTAACGTCTGCGACCGGCCGACCGGATACGGCATTCTTCACGACATTGCCTGCATTGGCCGCATAATCGTCAACCATTGTGCGTAAATTGTGAAGTAACATATTGCTTTTGGCGTTTTTGGGGTCAAAGCTGCCAGAAATCAGAGACCGCAAAGTTAGGATCCCACGCGGATCAACCACGTCACCGTCTGCAATCCTTTTCATCTGGTCGATAACAGCGGGGATATTCGGTTGCTTCGCTGGGTTGTAACCCTTGTCCGCCAGTTCGTCGACCATTTCACGGAACAGCTTCTTAGATGAGTCCTTTGTGTAGACTACCCCGGAGTTTTTGAAGGCTTCGAAAGCCCCATGTTCTGCGCTCGCCAGTTCCTTTTGAGACATCGCTGGGATCCTGCGGCGCAACATGCCCGCAAACTTGCTGCCACCTTTCATGACGAGTTTTGCAGCGACATGGCCGCCGAGGCCGGCGAGAGCGCCCGTTTTGAGACCCTCGCCGACATCTGCGCCATCGCCAATAGCATTAGTCGCGCCAAGCCCGGCGCCTACCGCTACGTTACCAGCGAGCCGACCAGCAGACGAACCAGCAATCGCCTTAGTCACTCCTGGGGCAATCACTTTGCCGGCTGCGCCCACGCCTTGCGCTACCTTGCCGGCTCCTAATACTGCGCCTGCCGTATTTGCGACTGCAGACGAAACGGGGTTGCGGATCCTGTTCGCTAGGATCTGCGCCTGTTCGGCATCGCGCGCGTCAGTGTAGCGCTTGCCCATGCTTTCATCGTAATTAAACCAGTCGCCATCGGGGGTTTTACCCAATAGTGCGGCTTCGGCGCCGTGCATCTGGGGCCCCATGCCACCAACAACGCCAGAGGTAAATTCGTCCACCATACCTGGGATCATTCCCCGGTTTTCTTCGGCAGACCTTCCAGGATCCCAAAGCCACTTCGGCAGTGAGTTCATGCCATCCTTAATTGTATCCAGAATGCCTTTATCTTCCTGGGGCGCCTGGGGTTGGGGCTGCGCGGGCTGCGCCGGCTGTTGTGCCTGGACGCCCATTTGGACACCCATTTTAGACGCGATTTCTTCCACCGTCGCATTTTGTTGCTCCGGGGATAGCTGTAGAAATTCATCGCCAACTTTGACGCGTTTGCCGTTTATGTTGAGCGTGGGCATTATTCAATTGTCCACTTCACGCCGCTTGAGGTAGTACCGCCAACGCCGCCGCCGCCTTGTGTTGGCCCTGGCACCGCGTTCGGATCCCCTCCGCCCAGTACAGAGTCACCGGACCATTCGCCGCTGGCGCGCTTTTCATCCATAGTAGTCTTAATCTCCGCCATTGTGCCGGCAGTGAATGCCTGGGTTGTTCTTTCCTCAACACGTTTTCGGTGTTTTTCCGGGATCATGTCAGTAATACCCTTGCCGGTGCCTATCGTAAGATCCAGGATATGCAGTGCCGTCAAGTTGGACACGACGTCGCCGTCATCTGCCCCAATTTGGCCTATGTAAAATTGAAGTTCGCGGTTACTGTCTAGGCCACGGCCAGAAATTTCTGCAGCTTGTTTAATGGCGTTCAAGAGAGCAGGTTGCAGCGCTTGCATTTGGAAGCGCCAAGATCCGATTTCAGTAGAAGCCTTTTTGTTAATGAATTGACCTATGTCAGACTGTTGCGCGCTTTCCCACAAACGCGTGGGTAGCGAGTCATCATAATCAGACATTCCGCCTAGTTCATCGAGTTTAAGAACAGATGTGACGCCGGTGCGGATCGTGTTTGACACATTCTTCGCACCTTTGGCGGCCTTCTGTTTTTCATTCCACGCGTCACTGCCGGGGATAGTAGACTCGGGGCGATCGGATGCAGGCATTACACCATCGAGCCCGTGTTTTTTCATGTCGCCCTGGTTAGAGAATTGAAGTGCTTCATATTGCCCGGTCGCCGGGTTGAAAACGATGCCGCCGCTTTGCCATTTAGCGTCCGTCTTGCCCTGCGCTAATTCCAGGGCGTAATCCTCGGCGCCGCCCTCGACGAGAGGAAGTAAGTCAGTCCGGCCCAATTTGGTTAAGTAATCTCTGACCGACGCGCGCTTTTTGGTCGTATCATCTTCGGCTTTCAAACCAGCATATGCCTGTTGCGCCATTGGAATCATGACCCCGTTGCGACCAGTTTGCAGCGCCGTGCCTGCGCCGGCCATAAGAGCCATCATGCGAGGATTCATAAATCCAGGACCGCGTGCCGGGTATGATGGCAAAGGACCATCCGGCGCCGGTTGAGGGGCCATCTGTGTCGCGACAGGAGTGGGACGGTTCGGGACCATTGGCTGCTGTGCAATAAGGCCAGGCTGGAACATTCTTGATAGCATCATATCACCTTAGAAAAATGAGGGGATCGCGGTTGCTGCTCCTATAGCGGCGCCCCACGGGCTCCCAGTCATGCCATAGCCCGCCATAGCGCCGCCGCCCAACTGCGCCCAGGGCGAGACTTGAGGTTGCTGTACGGTTGTGGTCGAGTTTCCGCCAAGTCCGCCGGCGCCGCCGAATACGGCCATTGCGTTGGTCAGTCGATTCCACTCTGCGGCTTCATTGCCTTCCCACCTCCGGATATCGTCCTGCATGTAACGACCGGCGAGATCTTCGTGCGCCTGACCAACTCCATGCAATGCCTGGTACGGCAGCATCGATGCCTGGAATGCGTTACTCATATTGCCCAGACCCATCTGACCAGCTTGCCAGAGTGAATCTGCGCCGCCCATCATGCGGTCCATATTTCCTGCATCAATGCCGGCTGCGGCGCCTAGACGCTGCATTTTGGCGCCATCGATCGCGGTGTTGGCGCCCATCATGTTCCGGACATCGGTGTTGTACTGATTAAACAACAGAGATCCGGTCGCGTCAGCTATGCCACGCGAAAGGTTCTCTTGATGCAACCCGCTGCCATACCGGCCGGAAGCAGACGCCGACAGGTCTGCGCGGTCGCCAACGCGCCGCTGCACCTGGTCGAGCATGTCCTGGATTTGGGGGTTCATGCCCATCATGCCGCCGGAAGCCATATTGGCTAGGTTTAATTCGGAAGATGACAAGTCCTTGAAAGCGGAAGAGTCGACGTTGTAGTCGCCGTCCATTGCCTTCTTGTAGGCTTCCATTGCTTCGGATTGCTGTGTGTTGAATCCGCCGTTATTCATGATCTGGTCAAGGCTCGCGCCATAACCGCCAGTCATGGCGTTGTTAGCAAAACTTTCCAGGCCACCCAGGGCTGCGGTTGTTTGCTCCGAATGAGGAACGACTGTGTCGCCCTCATAGGGCTTAAAACCGACCTCGTCGCCGAGGTACTGGTTTGCCAGCTTCATGCCGCCCTTCAAATAACCCTTGGAAGCATCCCAAGGATCATTGTTGTTAACTGTCGTTACTTGCTTTTTGTTGCTGTCGCCACCGGCCATCTTCTAGGTCCACTTCATATACCACATGCTTAGGAACTAAGCAGTGGACAACCTTCTGTAACCCTGGCCGACCTTCGGCAATAACTTTCCTCACCCCATTCTGATACACAAAATTCCCGATTTTGTCTATCCACATCTCCCAGTCGACAGGCTTGTCGCCACCCAACACAAGTAAGTTGGCTACCCGTTCATTATTGCGGGACGTATAATTCAATACCATTGACGCGGATAGGTCCTTTGTAACGAACAAAAACCCCTGGCCGCTACGGCATAAGGTAAAGAACATATCCGACGTGAAGTTATGTGACCCGTACTGTAGCGCGCTTTCAAAGTGATGCACGATTTTGGGCCATATCTCGTCAATTTTATGTGTCGATACTAAAATTATCTGCAAGCTGGATTCCTACCTTCGGATCAACGATTAATACGTCGGGCTTAACGGTCAAGGCGTTTGCCGCCTCGGCTGTGATCTTCATTTTGTCGCCGTTATACAGGCGCAATAACAGCGGGACGTTGATAGCACTATTAGCACCTACTGACTCCGACCATACAAGCCAGTCAGTCGCACCATCGTAATAATGAATATCGGCGCGTCGCGCGGTTGCTGTCTCGTTGGCGATAGTCATGCCGGTGACCAGGCGCGTATTGTCATATGCAGTCACAACGTCAGTAATCGCGATTGTGGTGAACCTGACTGGCACCGTGCGCTCATAAGTGCCGCGTATAACAACTTGGTGCGTCATATCTCACCGCCATCTTCGTGATCGACCATGATATTAGATATAGTTTCCCATTCTGCGTTCAGTGTCGTGCTGATCCTGAATTTATGCGCCAGACCTTCGGCTAGAACAGAACAGAAATTATCACTTGATTCCGGATTGACGGCAGTGTCCCAGGTAGCATCGTCTGATAGCGCGTCAAAGATTCCCACCTGTAGCGTAAAGTCACTTACATCGGCTTCCAGCATCGCACCATTCACAAAGGTTCGGCGACCTTTGCGGAACATTTTTCGGCCGGTTTCCAGCGTGGCTGCCTGGTTGCCGCCGGTCGCAAAGGTTAATTTATTGTCAGTGTCAAATGCAGAGAATACAGGTCCGCCAGATGAAAACAGACGGCTATCAAATGGGACAGCGACATCATCGATTGTCGCGTACGAATTATCGAGCCCATCCCAGGTTTCGGTCGACGCAGTAATGGCGCTTGCTTCTTGTAGCTGTGTATCAGAATGACACCAACGGTCTAGCTGCCAGTTCCACCCGATTAGCTTGTAAACACTGTCACCTGAATAATACCGCCACCAAATGATTTGCCGGAAAGGATCGACGACGGCCTGCACGTCAATGAAATAGTTCTCTGCGATATCTTGAATGATAGTCTGATCGACACGTTGTGCGCCAATAGGTGTGCCGTTGACGCCGGCGAAAAACCCATCCTGGCAGAGATATGCGAATTTGTTAGGGCCATATTGAGCGATAGAGTACGGGGAGGAAGTCCCTCGCTCCGGGTTTGCAGTCGCCACCTGGAATGTAAAGCCACTCTGCGGGGCAAACTGAAAATAACTCATTGCATTGCGTTGCAGTACAATGCCACCTCGAGGATCACCAATGCCGCCCATAATCTCGCCGTTACCGGAATCAAGATCCTGGATATCAGACCCGCGCGTGCCCTGGGTCCATACTGTTGGCGCGTTTACGCCGCACCACTGTACGCGGTTTGGATATCCGTCTAGGTGCATCGCCATGATAAAATCACCAAACGCCGCGATATATTTGCACGTCGGCGCATTGGATAGATCTGCGAAGGTTGCACTGACCCCTAGTTCATAAACCTGGATAGGTTGCCCCATCGCTGCGAAATAAACGAAATTGCCAAACTGTAGAGTGGACCACCGTTCGCCACTCGTCACTGTGTAGGCGCCTGTCGACTTAGATACTTCGTCCCAGGACCAGGGGTCAGTGGTTCTGTTGAGTTTATATATATTGGTCGAGGTCGCAGCGAAAAAATGGTAGTTGCCGTCAGTGGCAAGCGCATTGCGGCTACCCAAGCATTCACCGGCCAGGGCGTCAGAAATAGCTACAAAGCTGGCCATCGGGCCCCAGCCATCCGCAACCGGAAGCGCATTGAGCGCAACGCTAGTCGCAAACTCATTGTAGTTCGCTTTATCTGGCTCGTATGCAGGAACCGCTATTTTACCGTTTGGGATCATTGGTCAGAATTTATGTTATAGCCTCGTCCACCGCCGACGGCCATCAATCCTGGGTCAACGATACGATCAGATCTGAAGCGCAAACTATTGTAGTGCTGCGCCTCATTGACAAATTTCTCGAGCGCCCCAGCCAGTGTGGCGAGTCGCTTGTCATTGCGGGTGTAAATATTGCCCCATACCATACATGCGAGCAGGTAGACATCTGGGTGGTCGGTCAATAATTGGTTCGTATCTTCATCGTTCGCCAAGGCAAAGCGCCCACGATACCTCATACGGAAAGTATATGCCTCGAGTAAGGGGCAATCGAAGTCGAGGTAATCATTCGCGCCATCGGTGGCTACCTTTCGGGGCACGCCGTCCTGGTCACTATATGCGAAGGATCCGTCCGGCCTGATTGGGATATTGACGTCATCACCATCGTAATATGTGTTCCAGACGCCGATAACTTTCGACACGTTGTATGACGTGATATCAATGCGCCTGTTACTCTGCGTGCCAGTCAAAGACTGGTCCATTTCAATCATATTCAGTCGGCGATTGAGTTGTGCTTCGGCCAAGGTTAGAAAATCAGCCGCCTGTCCGGATAGATTGGACCTGTGCATCCAAGTTTGGACTGCAGTCAATAAGTCTGATTTATTCGTGAATGCCATCGTCTTGTCCGTATTCCAACTGCGCCGCAAATGCCTCGTCGGCGCGGACTATATCATAATTTTCGTCTTGCACCATAGCTGTCAACAATCCGCCACTGGACTCCGCGAAGTATTCCGGGGCATCGCGCAACAACGGCGCAAGCGCCTGGCACTGAATAAACATTTGCGGGTTAGTTTCATATATGTCGCCATTGCAAACTACATCTAACCTGGTCGTGTCAAGATCCTGGTCGGCATGGGTCATGCCTTCGAAAGATCCCTCACACCCAAAGAACCTTAAATGCGAGTACCCGGCTTCCAGGGCGATATGTGGCGCTGCAGTCGCGCTTGTTGAGCCGTGGATAAGTGTTTCAGTCGGGACCATATAGAGCGTGTAAGCATTTTTGATCGCGTCAGGGTGCGCTACGTCGGTCAATATCGAGATCCGGGACATTGGCGAAAATTCCGCGATCGCCGGCATCGGATCTATACTGAATAGGGTCGACTGTATCCCGGCATCCCGCAATGTTCGCACCGCGCTATTGATTGCCCATATGGTCGGATATTCCTGAATGTCGCGTAAATGACGCTTTATGCTGGGGCCGTTCCCCACAATAGCAATAGGCCCGCAACCTTTCGGCGGCGGGCACAAGTAGCGCTCGTTTTCAACCTGGCGCCGCGCCAACACTTCGGAAGGCGCGACGCTATGCAGGGTGAAGTTAATTTGCATTAACTTGCGATGATACCCTTATTACGCAACGCGGTTAGAATTGAATTAACAGCCGTATTGACTGTGCCCAATGTTCCGCTCGTAAGAGTGATCGCTGCGGCTTGTGTCACGGCTGCGCCGTGCATTCCCGTCAGTTGTGAAGCAGTCGCGCCGACTGATACGCCGTCGTTGTTACCGCCACCTAGATATACCTTAGCCATAGCTATGTTTCTCCATTAAAAGTTCAGGGCGAAATGGCGGCGGTTCCCCGCCGCCACTACGATCAGTTGAAGCCGAGGCGGCAAGCCAGTTCGGGACGGACGGTCTTGTAACCGTACAGGACGTCAATACGACAAGGCAGGTTGTCGTTATTGATATCGTAGTCCCTCACAATGCGCATTGATATGCCATCGAATACTTCGCGGGCACAGAAATGGACGCCTTGAGGCTTGACCAGATCCGCGGTTGCGAAGGCGAACGCGTCACGATGGAAGCCCATGCTGATTTTGTAATCAGCCGCGTTTCCAATTGCGGTGCTTTCGTCAGACTCGCGCTTGCGGATCGGAGCGTTTTCGGCAGGCATTGCACTGACATTCTGGCGGGCGCCAGTGGAGTACAGTGCAGGCGACACGTTCAAGGTTGTGGCGGATGCGCCGGCATCGGCGGTAACCACAAAGCGCGCCAAGTTGCCAGTGGACTGCTTAGTTTCAGGATGGACACTGTAAACGCTGTCAAAAGTGACGATATCGCCCTTTTTCCAGGTTCCAGCGCCGGTGTCGACCGTGATTGCTGTCGCGCCTTCCGTAACTGAACTCATATTGACCAAGTAGTCGCCTGTACCGTCGTCGGTTCCAGTTGTGTGAATTGGCCACATGGTGTTTTCAAACACACGGCCAAAGCCAACAAACTGATTGGCCACCATGCCCTCTCTAAACTGCTTGGAAATATTCCCGCGCGGGTTAAAGAGTCCAGTCAATGCGTCGACCAGATCCCGGTTGTCCTGGGTGTTCATATTAAGAACACGCTCGTCACCGGAAGGAGTCAGGTTGTCCGTCATCAACTGCGCGGCATCCAGCACGTCGTCAAGCGTGATCGCGGCGCCAACGTCGGAAATCTCGTTATAGACATCCTTATACATTGACATTGCGTCAGACTCGATATTCGCGGCCAGAACAGACATAGCAGGTTCCAGGATACGCTTTGAGAAGTCATCCAGGTCCATTGTCAGTTCGGCAGACGAAAATACGGTATCAACACCCTTCTGTGTCGCGACCGTCAAGTCGACCTTCTGTTCCACGGTGTCCTGGGTGTCCAGGGTTTTACCGGTACGAACAGTGTACTGGTTCGGCAAGCGGATCTGCAACGTATCACCGATTTTCGCGCCAGATTTGGCAAATCGTGAGTCGTAGGTCCGGTTTACGTTACCAACGAAGTTTAGTTTTTGGTGCAGGATACGAAGCGCTTCGCGCGTAATTTCCTGCGGAGTGAGAATAGTAGAAGCCATTGTGCTACCCTTGTTAGGTTAGCCACCTCGCACTTGCTTGTTTCGTGCTGCCATCCATGCTGCGGTAGATTGCTTCGCGTTTGGTCCGCTAGGAGTAGTCGATTTCCCCCGCACAACCTTAGTTGCACTTGGGGTGTTGCCCGCTGCCGCCGCCTGTTTAGGCTTAGGTGGCTTGTTGATCTTAGTCACTGTCCTGTGCCCGACATAGGCGAGGTGCAGTGCCTTGTATATCTGCGGGGAAATTGAGTCTAGGAGCGTTTGCTCCGGGAAACCCAACTCTTTCCTAGCGAAAGTATTTATAGCCTTATCATAGGATGGAGTCCAGCCTGGAATGTTTTTCTTCGCCCAGCCCAGTGTCAGCTTGTGGTTTGCCTGGGTCAGCTGGCCCTGGTACTGCTGGACAGTCTGATTCGACCGGCCAAGCCACTGCTCTGAATCGGCCTTAGTTTCCCTAAGCTGCTCGTAGCGTAAACGATGGTTGTCATAGTTGTCCGGATCCTGCTGTTTTAGCATTGCCCAGTTGATGTCTTTGTATTGAGACAATTCCGCATTGACTTGACCAAGCGTCATTTCGACATGCTGCCGATCGCCCATATGTCGTTGCAATTCACCGGCCATTTGCGCCGCCTGGGGATCCGGCGCGACGCTGAATGGCTCGTCGTCCACCAAGTCATCACCGCCATCGGTTTTGTAGGCTTCGGCTACCGCCTCTGGGACAACTTGTTTTTCACCGTCGATTTCAATCTCGACAAAACCAGGTTGGGTGGAACCGTCATCCGATTCGACAGGATTGCCGTCAGCGTCCAACTCCGGGGTATCATCCTCGTCAGGGGGGATGACGGCAGCATCCTCTTTGATCGGTGTGATCGGTGTGCCGATTTCATCCGTTGCATCTGGTTCGCCGCCGGTCAGTGCGTCGGCTGCAGTGTTATTATCCATTATTTTCTCCTGGGGTTGGGATAGCTGGTAGCTGGTCAATGAGGAAGTCGTTTTCAACTTTCATGCGCTTAGTTTCTGCTTCATGCTTGTCGATCATATTCGCTTCGCGCTTGAGATTGTGTTCGGCTTTCAGCATTTCGTTTTCTTTTTGCAGCTTGGCGATAGTCTCCTTGCCTTGCTTAATCATGTTTTCCACTTCGGGTGGAAGTTGTCCCTTCGCCTCTTTGTACTTCTGCTCGAGGCGCTCTGCGATCTCACTGGCGCCAGGCCAATCGAGGTTCTTTGCTAGGATATCACCGGCCAACATAACAAAATCTGGAACATGGCGCGCCATTTCTGTCATCTGTTCCGCGGCTTCCTGCCTGCGAGTGGTGTAGGACGGTCCGGACTCCATCCGGATATCATACTTGCCTAGTGTCAAGTCGTGTTCGACAATCTGGACATTGCCTTCTTCGTCAGTTTTCTCAAACCTCTGGTTTACGGGCACATTGCGTTCTTTTTGATCTTCGCCGAGGATCCGAACCTGGCGCGGACCGCTATAAACCTGTGGGATAAGTTCCACCATAATGCGACCTAAATGACGAATTGAGCGATTGAGATTGTCTTGGAAATGAAAAGTCGCCACATCACCTTCGCGCTGCCGCGCCAAAATAGCCTTGCCGCTAACCTCATTCGATCGTGCGCCTATAGACGCGTCATACATGCCTATCGTCGCCTTGATGTCATCATTCGCGTTCAATGCTTCCTGGATAGCCCCAGCCGCCGGCCCGGAGTCAAGCGGTTGTCTTATCGGGACCTCGGAGTCATATTCAAGGTACGGGTGGGACTGACTGTTGACGCTCTCCCAGCGGTTGTCACTGGCAAACGTGCCCTTCTTGCCGATAAACGGCGCCTTTGGAGCCAAAGCGACCAACTCGGCAGACGCACTGCGCCAATAGTTGTAGTTCCTTTGGGCATCTTTTGAGGGGTTAATCAGCGAACGCAGTACGCGCTTGCCTTCCTTCCAATATTCAGATCCGTAAACCGGAACAATAGGAATCCAAGTGCCGGGCCACGGTGTCTGCGATAAGATCTCGACGCCAGACAGAATATACTGCCTCACAACCGGTGCCTTCGCCATCCGGTCGCGTTGGTGCTCGAATAAGCCTTTTGCGATCGCAACCTGTATTTCCGGGCGGTTTTCAATATCGCTTTCACGCAATACGCGCGACTTATTGTGAATTTTATCGAGGAATTGAACAATCTTCATATCCTCGTAAGTGCGTTCCCAATATTCGGCAACGGTCACATTGTCATTATCGCGCCAGGAGTTGGACGACCAGGCATCACTATCCCATGACACTTGCGCCTTGTCGCCAAATTCACGCGTATATTGCGTTTCATCATATACTTCGGTGACAAACGCGTAATCCCAATCATTCGAATCAGCTTCCACCGAATTTCGGTCGCCCAGGATGGCGAGTGGGTTCGGTACGCGCTTTACCTTGATATCCATATCAAAGCTGTCTGCGCCGGCATATTCGAGCGCAACACGCATATAGCCAAAGCCGCCGGCCACACTGGTTTCCGCCGCGGTGTCATAGGCTGCGTCAGCGCTGGAATCATATTCGATATGCCGGATAATGCCCTCGATGACCTTCGCAGTCTCGACGTCGGCGGCACTGTCGACGGGGGCGGCGTGCATACCCGGAGTATTTTGACGCGCGTCATTGACAACCTGGCGTATAAATTGCTGCACCCTATTGATCGTCAAACATGGTCGATATTCTTCCTCGCGCTGCATCCGGACAGCTTCCGGCCATTGATTGCCGGCCATGCCAAAATCGATGTCCTCCTCATAGGCGTCACGGTTTTCCTTTTCGTGATCCATCGATTTCTTAAATTCTTCCTGGACATGCGAGATAAACTCGAGATCCTCTTTGGAAGGCGCACCCTTATCAGTCGACCTGTCGCGCTTAGGCGGCGTGTCGTTCCGGCTGGGTAGTGATAACTTTGTTTTGCGTGCGCGCCTTGCCATATCTCAAATCCTTATGTTTTGCGCTATTTACACTATTTAAGTGCTTTTTTCCATTCCCCGCAATGCCAGTCAGGCTCGACCGTCGGGAACGTCGTGTATTCTTTTTCTGACATGCTTTTATAGACCACACTAGCTGCAGGCGGATAGCGCCGGCAATGATGATCTTTTGGTGCCCCAAACCAGGTGCAAGTAGCGCAAACCATTTCTGGTATGGGCTCGCCCTTTTGTGTATGCGTTGTATGCACCGGCTTCGGCGGGGTAGGTGACTGTACCGTATTTGGTACAGGTAGTGTCGGTTTCTTAGCCATACTGGTTCCTTAGCCCATCCATCCAAATCTTGACCGCGGGCGAGTACGGGCTTTACGCGCCACAACGGGGGGTTCGTAAACTTGCAACATCATGCCAAACGCGTCGGCGCAGTTCGATGACCAATCGTGGTGGGGCCCCAATCCGACTTCGCGCGTGTCATCGCGCTTTTCATGATACCATCCCAAGCAATCACGACCTGGCGCAGTCTTGTCCTTATCAAAGGATACTCTGTGGAAATGCTCCCGACCAGATTCGACGCGCATCATAGCGGCGCCGGCGCCCTGGTTCGGGACTATCTCAACATCAAATCCAGCTTTGCGTAATGCTGTTTCCCATGACCCCTCATAAAGTGGGTGGTTGGGTTCGCCATCGTGCGGTAGAAAAATCTTTGCTTCCGGCCAATTTTCTTGCATCCAGAGTATATGATATCTGGCCGCCTGGCCCTGTGCTTCATAGTAATCGAGCGCATAAATCTCATGCCCGACAAACTGCCCTATCCATATAGCCACCGCGTCGCTTTTTTGCCCCATTCCGCCAAGATCCCAAAAGGCTAGAATCCTGTGTAATGGGTCAAACTTGAGAGGTAAAATCCTACCTTCGTCGGCCGCCTGGGTCAAGAATTTCGCGTAGTATGCGCCCTTAATTACGGTGGCATATTGGCCTTCCCAAATATGCGGATATTGATCCGGATCCTGCCTCAAAAAATTAAGGCGTTCTTCCTCCATCGATTTCGGGAACATGGGATTGTCGCGCCAGTTCGACTCTACGACAATTGCCCCAGTTGGCGGATCCTCACCACGCAAGAGCACATCGATAGGATCTGTGGGCCGGCGCGGGTTCCAGGAAAACCACATTTCCGAATCTTCTTTACGTAGAGTAGGGCGCAATAGATCGAGCGATCGCCCGACTGCAGTCTGCGCTTCTTCCCACCATGCGACTTTTAGACCCTCGAGCGATTTAACTGATTCGGCCGTCTGCTCTGACATGCCCTGGAAGATAATGCGCCCATCCCCCGGCGTTTTTATGCTGTCATGATAGACTTTGAATCCGTCCGCTTCACCGAGTCGGAAGTGCTGTAATTTGTTCTCGATCAATCTTTTTGCGGAATCTTTGAGTGATTTTTGCACCTGGCGCAAACAACCGGCGAATAGCCCTTCGCCACTGACGCCCGGCTCCATCAAGGCATATTCGATCATTAATTCGGCAAAAAAGTGCGATTTTGCAGAACCACGGCCGCCGTGGGCGCCTTTATAGCGCGCCGGAACCAGGAGTGGCTCGAAAACCGGGAATGTATTGAAAACAATCTCGCGTTCGTCAGCCATTTTTCGCCGCGTACTCCATGTACTCGCGAATTGCCTGCGAAACGCTAATATTTTTCTCGAAACAGATCCGCTTAAAGCCCGCGAGAATGTTAATCGGCACTCTTAGGTTGATCTGCGTCGTTTCGTACTGGTCGTCCAGCCTTTTCGGCATCGATCGCGCGTTCCTTTGCTTGCTGCGCGCACGATTTTTCCCACTGAATAGGAAATTCGCCGAATTGTGCGTCTGCGATATTGAGATTAGCCATAAACGGTTGTATATACTATGACTGTATTCTAAACAAGAGGAAAAATTATGCGATTTATCGAGGATGGATTCGCCCTAATGCTGCGCCGCTATAAGGCTGCGGACAGCTTAGACCCCGACGTTAAGGCTGTTATGGCCGGCGCCTTCCTGCTAGGTGCGCGACATTGCCTGGAAATGATGAAAAATCCGCCCAGGATACAAGATAAAGCTGTAGTAGGCGGTATCCGTAAACTTACACGCGAATGTGTCATCGAAATGATGGAAGAGGAATGCTTCGATCCATCACTTGACGAGGCGGAAGGCTTTGAGCGCTACGTACGAGCCAAATATCCCCGTAATACCAAGATCAAGGTGTGGCATTTCGAGGACTTCGACGATTTTCCCGCCAATCAAAAGGTAATCAAGCGCTGGATGAAGAAACATAAGCGCGAAATCGTGCGCCAGCAAATCCATAGGGTCTGGATAGGTGTTGACGAAAATAAACGGGTCGTTCGTCAATACACTGTCGAGCACAGAGAAGCGCCTGTAACATGAGTCTTGAGTCAGTAGATATAATCCGTCGCGTATGGAAAAATTCAATCAATCGATACGGTTTCGCGACGGTCGAAACTGGTATCACCGTACGACAAAACAAACACTGGCCTTTCAATGGGCCAGTGGTGCTCTATAGATCGGTCGATAATGACCTGGGCGAGTTCGTCACGTTCTCATTTACCACTTTCGGCGATAATGGCATCGCAATATGGGGTAAATATCGAGATACGCGGATCTGCGTCACGAAATACAAGGATTGCAAGCAAGCCTTAACGGCCGGCATCCATCCGCACCGTAACTCGACGCGCCGTGACAAAAAAGGCCGGTTTATTCGTGAGGCAGAGGCGGCGTAAACGGCGAACGGTCATCCTTACCGTGCCGGCGCTCAAAATAGGCCGCCAAAAACATCAAACAACAAGCCGCGTGGTATAGGTGGGATTCACCCGTTTCCGGGTCAAAATTCTCACCTCGCCACCATGCCCACATATGCCGCATAAGCGCACCAAATGGGCGTGACCAGGACATGCCATTTTCCCAGTTCCGATCGCCATATTTCCTCGCGCCAAAGGTCAATACCCTGGCGAGCCCGTCCAGAAATTCCGGCGCAATCAATTCATGCCGCGCTTTACCCGCGTCGTCCTTGTTGCCTTCACTCATAGATCCCATCCCTGGTTGTCTTTGGCCACCCGATCGGCCCATTGCACAAAAAATTGCCACCCAATCACTAGCCAGACGCCAGCGAGCATTACGGTATTAAGAACCGTCAAAACCATCAATAATGTCATTTGGTCTCCACCTGAAATCCCGCAGGATACGCCCCATTCTGTAGCCACTGATCCCTCAATATCGCCTCGAGCCTGGGGCGATCTGCATCAAAATCCGCCTTGTGCGCTTCGGGCACGGTGTTGCGCATTTTATCAAGATCCTGCTTGAGTCGCGCGTCAAATCCGTCCCTATCTATACCGCGTGTAACTGACATTAGGGCCCCGTAAATAAGAAAATAGCCAGGTTACCGGCCAAAATGATGACGTTAATCCAGAATAAATAGACCAAAAACCGCCAAAAAAGATCAAGCGCCGGCATGTTTCTGCTCCCATCGCTCGCGTGCTTCATCAAAACACCCTTTTACCTCGTCCCAGGTATCATCGGCGTAAAATAGGACCCGGAAGGCATAATGCCCCAGATATGAAGCCTCGGCCGAGATAATGACGCGATCGCAAAATATATCATAGACCGATTTGGCATTCGCAATCTCCCAATCCGGATATTTCGTCGCCAGCCCGCGTGCCAGGTCCACGGCAATATCTTCAATCGGGCTATGCGGGTCGATGGTCATGCCATAGCGTATCATAAACCAGACAACTGCGCCAAGAGGCTGTTCACTTCTCCACCTCGATTGTAATCGTAATAAATATGCGCTTTGCCGGGTGCTTCGCCGCGAAGTGCTCCGTCGTAGCCATGTCCAGATCAGCATGGTCCGACAGCGTGTTGACCGCTTGCAGTACAACTGCGTGCTTATCGTCAATGCG